GACATCCCTTCAACGTAAGCACGAGGGATGTCTTCGAATTCACATGCTCCATAATTGACATGCTGTAGCAGACAGGTGCCTCGGGAGGGCAAGTACACTTCAAGGCATACGTTTCCTCGGATTCGTTTTGTTCCTTCATATTTAACTTTATTCAGCCAGATGTCACCGGCTTTGATTCCTTTGATTAGCTTTTGACGGGTAATAACATCCATGTCTTCCCACCATTCAGGTGTGATGTTGACACAGCGTTTGACCCATGCGAGTTGTTCTCGTGGTGTGGTGATGAATTCATCCACATCAGGATGGTTAGCATCGAGATGCAGAACAATAGCACCATTCTTATACTTACCACCTCTCCGTAGTACTTCATTTAGAGTAGAATAGATTTTCCCGAACGAGACAGGACCAGAGGCGAGTAACCCTTTGCCATTATCATGTCCTTTGGGACGGAGTCGGGAGAGGTGTACTGCACATCCTGCTCCATTGCGGAGGGCATGAGAGGCGAAGCGCCACGAGGCTTCAATGCCTTCGGGTCCTTCCATTGAGTCATCGACAACAAATACCGTGCACGACACGGGCAGACGTCCATCCGGGTCTTCAAGCCAGGATTGAACACGTCCAGTTCTAGAGATTAGGTCAGCCATTGATCAGGTCAGTCAGTGTTGGTGGTTGGTAGTTCGGTCCTTTGAGGACCTTGCCGTCACGGCGTCGGATGGGTTTACCATCGACACCTAGTTTCGACATGTTTGATTTATGGACTCGATCAAGAGCTTCTTCTAGATCCCATTCCATATTTTCTGCGTACTGGAAGCAGACATACACAAGGTCTGCCAGTTCCTTCAGTTCATTCTCGTAAGGTTCACTTGATACTGCATCATTGAATTCTTTGAACTCTTCAGCGATCAAATCCTGTTGCATAGTCCGGTTCGTCTTCCCATTCTGTATCCCATATGCTGTACGGAACTGTATGGCTTGGTCGGACAGGCTCATCGTCCTGCAATGAGTTGAGATGGGAGAGTTCATTTTCAAGATAGTGGATAGCTTTTGCGAGGTCTTCTGTTTCCGTTGAAACATTCTTGTGACCGGCTCGGCAAATATATTTAATAGCATTACCGAGGTGATAGTTTAAACCTTGGTCCCTGATGAAGTCCCAGACCTCAATGGAACCACGGGTGTAGTGGAGGGGTGATTTGGTTACCATTTTTTAACGAGGTTAGCGACATTATTTGATAGGACATAGACTTGCTCCTGTAGAGCCATGAAGACAGTGATGATGTCTTCCCGTGATGCTTCCTCTAACAACCCTTCAATCTTTTTCAGCTGGAACTCTTGCTCCATTGTTAGGGTTGTAATCGGCGGCGGCGGGACACCATGCGATGAATCGTTTGTTGATGAAGTCATAATCAGATGCTTGGAGAATTTTTGCAAGTCTAGCATTTAGTAAAGCGTCGTCATGGGTTAGTCCTTTGGATTTGAAGGCATCAACTACGGTTTCCCAGTAGTATCCTTTCTCTTCAAAGAGTTTGGTAGCGGTCTTGACTCCATATCCTGGTACGCCAGCATAACCATCAGTTTGGTCACCTGCGAGAGTTTGGATGAAGTGCCATTTGTGACCAGCTTCTTTGGCAATTGTCGTAACGTCTTTGAGGTCATAGAGTTTACCAGGAATCTGGCGCATGTCTTTATCAGGTGAGACAATCACATTACCTGGATTCGCCGTGGCATAAATACCTAGAGCATCATCTGCTTCTAGTTCATCCATCACGATCACCTCATACTCCAAACCTAATGCATTGATAGCACGTTTGTAGCCACAAGGTTTCTTACGGTTACGGTGTCCCTTGTAATCCGGGTATAATTTTTTTCTGAAATTTGTATGGTGGCTGAAGAACAGGATAAGGGTAGAATCGAAGAACTCTTTCTTGATCTTATCCAGCTCTCGCTTGATGTTTTTCATGACATCAGAGAAGTTGCTTGTGACAACGATTAGATCCTCTCCAAAATCAATTTCAGACTCTGCAGCGGCGCAGGATTTGTAGACGATGTAATCGGCGTCGATCAGCAGCTTCATCCTTGCCCTCGCTTGAGCTTCTTATTGTGACGCGGCTTACTCAAAGAGCTGTTGCCTTGGCGTGTTGTTTTTTTAGTGGATTTAATTTCCTTTTTGTTTTTGCTGTAGATCAATGGGTTTCACTCCAGTTTTTTCCAGTGGTTGCTTCGGCGCCGATCTCGACTCGAAGGTTGTAGTACTCGCCAGCTTCTGCAGCGCTAAGTACCAGGGATGAACATAGGTTTTGTGCATGTGCGGGGTCAACTTCAAATTGCAATTCATCATGTACGAACGCAAGCTGAGAGGCACAAAGCTGTAGCTCTTTCATGTGTTCTTGGTTGATACACATCCATTTCTTAGCGATGACACCAGCTCCTGATTGGAGTAGGTAGTTCAACGCTTTGTGAGGCGAATCAACTTTAATTTTTCTGTCGTCGATAGACTTGATGAACCCTCTCTCCGCAGCCTTAGCCACAGCGGTAATGAGATCACCCAATCCGTCAACCGCAGAAACGTATGCGCTACGGATCTCTTTGCCTTTTCGCTTAGCGGCGGATGATGAAAGTTGTGCATCGTATGAATGACCAATTTTTTCGTCACCTGCACCGTAGAGGAAGGCATAGGTTACTGTCTTGACTTGTTTACGGCTAATGCCTATTTTGTCAGCATTAACTTGATGGATGTCTCCATTGAGGAGGATGTCAGCATATCGTCCGCCGTCCCATCTCGCAAGATAGTGAGATAACATGCGAAGCTCGATGCCACTAAGATCAGCGCCGCATAGAACCAGACCTTCAGATGGTATGAATAGTTGTCTAAATCGTTCATCTGATGGTACTTGAGCTAGGTTTGGGTTTCTGTGTGCGCATCTGTGTGTGTTTGTGGCTACTGAACAATGGTGGTGAATTCTATTAGCAGTCGTACTCAACTTCAGCCAGGCGTTCTCGCCTTCGCTGATCATTCCCAACATCTTCGTTATCGTCAAAATCCGGAGGAACATCATCGCTACATCCGTCCCTATCTCCTTCAGAATCACTTCGTCGATGATAGGTTTCCCAGTAGGTGTCGTCTGCTTTGGCTTCCAGCCATGAAATGTTTGCAGGATCCATGATATGTGATCGCGAGAGGAACAATTTAATTCTTTTAGTCGAGTAAAGGGTGAACCCTCGACATATCCTTGGCGGCTGTTATTTCGTTTAGGAGTGAATTCTGATCCTCGAACGAAAGGGTGTCGCCTGCGTAGTAACGCTTCAGTTTCTCGTAGCTCTGAGGAGAGAGCCGATGCAAGTTGCCATGCAGCGCTCTGATCAAACGACCATCCATGCTGCTCTTGGGTTGTGAGGATTCGTTGTACGTCATGTTCTAGCGTAACCCATTCAGGTAAGGTTGAAAGTGGTGCCATAGTTTGGTCGTAACGTGTACGTCTTGAATGCAATAGTCTTCCATTTCTTGTGACCAGTCTTTCCAATCAGAAGTGGAACCGTAATCACCTTTAAATTCATTCAAGCGGTACCCGTAGGATTCTAGTGAGTGTTTTCCGTATAGTTTAAGTGGCATCCCATCCCAGAGATGCTTTTTATCAAGTGACATCATATCTGCGTGGTAGAGTCTACTAAGTAGTAGAGTGTCCACGACCACAGCAGGAGTGCTGAACCAAGAGTACAGCTTTCTAATAACGGGTAAGTCATAGCCTAGTATGTTATGCCCGATGATACAATCAGCGTCCGTAAGCCTTTGTAGACCGCGCGAAATCGGTTCTTGATTGCCCGTGTCGTTGTATGAATATGTCTCTTTCGTTTCGAGATCATGGATAGCCAGGCAGTGGATGGTAGTAACATTGTAGAGTAGTCCGTCTGTCTCAATATCAAAGATAAGATTCATCGACCATTCCAGCGGTATGTCTTATCGACAAACTGCGCTTTCTTGATCATCTCCTCTGTGGGAGGGTTAGGACGGCACAAACCAGTAGCTAGTTCTTCTGCATACTGTTCCATCCAATAATCATCCATCAGCTGTTGAGCTTCAGTCCAATCATTAGTCGTTGATGCAAACTGTTCGTACAGTTTTTCAGAAGTCAGTGGTTGGGTCGAACTCTTC